GACTGGCGCATTTGCAGCGGCTGTAGTTGGTCAGTATTTCGTACCATTTGGTTCAACACTGAACGAGCGTGTATTCACCATTACAGCCGTAACCAGTAATGACGAAGTTGTTGTTTCTCCTGCACCCGTAGACGAAACTGTTTCAACTACAGTCGTTGGCAAATCTATACGTAATTCTAACGTACCAGTTGGCATGTCTGTTCAGAAGCGAATCCCTACTGACTCAGGTATTATCTATAAGACATTTGAAGGCTGTCAGGTTGGATCTATGAACCTTTCAATAACTTCTGGTTCAATCGTAACAATGACTTACGATATGATGGGACTTGGTCAGGTTGCTGGCATTACTCAGGTTACTGGCTCTACAGACAATGCCATAGACTCTAGTCGAGTTAGTGGGTCTGTTAAAGATGTTGTTGAATTCTTCGTTGACGGAAGCCCCCAGACTCCAGCAGATGTTTGCTACACTGACTTTACATTCGCTATTGATAACGGATCTCAAAGCAACGCAGCAATCGGCAAAGAAGGTGCTTGCTCAATCTCTTTTGGTTCTGCAACAGTGAGCGGATCACTTACATCTTATGTTGATGGCACAAGCACTACAACTGCCCAGTCTGAAATTACAAAAAGAGATAACGAGACGCTATTCGGTCTTGGTGCAGTCCTTAAGGATGTTGACGGTAATTACTTAGTAGTTAGCATGCCTTCGGCTCAGTACACAGAAGTAACTCAGTCCGATACGGCAAATGGTGACATTCTTAAGAATAGCGGAACTTATAGCGGAACTGGTAAGACACTTGGTTACGCTGTTGAGTTTAATTTCATCGCTAAACCATAATAAAAAAAACATAGTATAATAGCAGGCGCACCATAAGGTGCGTCTTTTTTAACTTTAAAAAATAGGAATATTTAATGAAAAAATTAAAAATTGGATACAAAGACAGAACTGCAAAGCCTGTAGAATTTGAAGGAATTAAGTTCTTTGTTAAGCCAATGTCTCAAGAAGTTATGGTAGGTCTTGGTATGTACAGTAATGGCATGCGAGACAGAATGATGACGGACGGCGAAAAGAGATCTTTTGTAAAGACGCACATTACTGATTGGCAGGATATGTTTTTTGATGATGGTAGTGAGTGTATTTATACTGAAGAGCTTTCGCTTGAGTACTTGACTGACGAAGATTACGACGACCTGTTTATGATGCTTTATTGGGAGTCCGTAAAACTTGCAAATGCAAGAGAAGAAGAGGTTTCTAAGGGGCGAGAAAAAGCAAAAAAGTAGTAGCTCATCAATTATGGGTAGCAGGCCAAAAAGATCACGAAATAAAAAGGCTTGAGGCTTCTGGAATGATAACCGTTCCAGAGTCGGACTCTTTTGTTGACCAGTGCTGCTCTTGGTACTACTCAACCATAGAAGCTAGGGATATTGACTACATGAGCGGAATGATCAAGAAGATGACTTGGCTTGACGTTAAGTCTCTTATTGAATACAGGCCAATAGACCTACCCATTAGGGATTTAGCCGCAATGGTCTTCGTTATTGATGAGACATACCTCTCACACGTTTCAAAGCAGCGCCAAGATGCCAAAGAATGATATAATGGAATAACGCTTTTTTATATCAGGCATCTTCAGATGGGCATTGAAAAGAAAATTAAAATAACCCTAGATGCGTCTGGGGCAAGGGATGACATAGACCAGCTTGCTAAGAAGCTATCAGCACTTAGCTCAAGCACTAATACCTCCGCAAGGTCAACTAACCAGCACGCTACCGCTACCGGTAAACTAAACGACAAAGTGATTAGAGCTAATAGATCTCTAAACGCAATGAGGGGGATAATGGTTAAAATTGCCTCTGCGGCAACTATCATTACCGGAATACGACTTGCTGATGATTATAACGAACTACAAAACAAGCTGAGACTTACGGTTCAGGCTGGCGAGAATCTTTACGACACCGAACAGAAATTGCTTGCAGTATCACTCAAAACAAGATCTAGCTTAAAAGAGAACGCACTCTTATATTTAAGATTGTCTAGTGCAGTTGACCGAGCAAAAGTATCTCAAGACGAATTATTTCAAATAACAGAAACTGTAAACAAAGCGGTTCAACTTGGTGGCTCCTCAGCTCAGGAAGCTGCCGGCGCAGTGCGTCAGTTTACTCAGATAATATCTGCAGGATTCACCAGTGGTTTTTCTCAAGAAATTAACTCTATAGCGGAACAAACTCCCGGTTTGTTTAAGATAATGTCTCAAGGACTAAGAGAAACTTCAACAGAGTTTCAACGGCTTGAAGAATCTGGACTATCCTCCATAAAAATATTAAAGATATTCTCAGAGAAGGGTCTTGGTGACCTTGATATGTTATTGACAGCTATTACTTCGCAGTCTGAGGCGGCAAACGCTGCATTTGAAAATGTAAATGTAACCGTATCAAAAGCAATGGGTAACGTAAAGACATCCCTTGAAGCCTATGTTGGCGGTATAGATGACGCATATGATATAACTGGCAAGCTCGCAGTGCAGATAGATGATATAGCTAAAAACTTCAATCAGTATGCAAACCAACTGGCAGCAGTGATAGCTCCAACGCTTTTATTTATTGCCACATACCAAGCAGCGTCAATAACCATGAGGGTATTTAATGCTGTTTTGTTTACAACAAAATCCTCAATGAAGGGTCTTGGTGTAATGTTGCTTGCAATAACATCTCCAATTGCTCTTGTAGCTGGTGCGATTGCTGGTTTAGCTGCTATTAGCTTTGGGTTTCTTGTAAAGGACATTGCTACATTTGAAGATGGAATAGTTAGAGTCGGTAATAAAACTACAACATTTTTTGGGTTGCTAAAGTCAGTAGCTACAGTATCTTGGGATTACTTCAAGGTGTTAATAGGTAACATCTTAACTGGATTTAATAATGCCTTTAATCAAACTGGGTTGGTTGTATCTAATTTATACAACTCATATATAAAACCATTTGCAAACTCTATGGTAAATGCTTTTAACTTTGTAAAGGACGCAATATCTAACGCTTTCACACAGCTTACCAAAACTGAGTGGCTTACTAGCTTCTTATCTACAACAAAAAATATAATAAATAAACTTATTGGGTTTTTCATTGTTGCCGGTAAATCTATATTTATCATATTCAAGAATCTATTCACAACATTAAAGGCATCATTTTTAGGGCTTGTTGATGTAATAAAGGATATACCTTCGGTAATTAAGGCTCTTCTTACTGGTGACTTTGAGGGTGCTGGGATTATATTAGCTAATGGGTTAGCTCAAGGATTTAAAGATGTAGATCTTGTTGGAAATATAATGAAAGACCTTGATGGCGTAAAGGACAATATAGCCGAAACTGACTTTATTGGTGCTGTAGCCGATGCAGCCACTGCAAGCTATGAGCAAGTTTCCGATTTTGTAATGTCAATACCAGATCTTTTTGCCGAAGGGTTAGATGCGGTTATTGCTGCATACGAGAAATTCAAGGATAAAGTCAAGGATGGTATTGAACCAATAGTGCCTACCGCTGACGTAAAGATACCATACCCATCACAGGAGTTAAGAGCAGAAAGGGATATGACTTTAGCTCAGAAGTTAACTCAAGAGCTTGCCGTATCTCAATTGCTTTTAGAGAAGCAGATAAGTAAAACTGGAATGGAGCTAACCACTTTATTTTACAACATAGGCGAGAACGCAAACTTTGAAGTTATATCGGTAAGACTAAAAACCGTCCTAACCGACCTTAAGGCTGACCTAGTTGAGGTATTTTCTCCTAGCTTCTGGACTGATAACTTTGCACAAATAGTTGATGCGTTCTCAAATGCATTTATGGGTATAACTACTCTTTTCTCAACACTTTCAGATATACGCCAACAGAAACTTGACGAAGAGCTTAGAACTTCAACCACATTGTCAGACGAAGAAAGGGCGACCAAAGAGGCGAATGCAAAAAAATCGTTTGAAACCAGCAAGAAACTTACCTTGGCTGGAATATCATTGCAGACTGGTTTAGCTGTTATGAATGCCTTTGCCGATACAACTATACCGAACTTTTTCATAAGGGCTGCAAACGCAGTTGGAGTTGCTGCGACCGGTGCCTCGCAATACGCCAAAGCAAATGCACAGACTTATAGCGCACCAACCGCACCCGGCGGGGCGTCAATAAAAGCTCCAGCTAGCGGGAACGTATCAAACAATACATCCAGCACAACCATCAATATCAACGCTGGTAACTCCTCTCCTGCAGCTATAGCAGAGGCGCTTCAGAGTTACATTAACGATAATGATGGTATAATTATTAATCCAGAC